GTTTTTTCGGTTTTGTGTTTTTTTCTGGTGCCCGAGCAAGCAGGGCAAAGTATTCGTTGGTTTCGCGTGATGCCTTTGACGGCCATTTCAACTGCGCTGCTGCTCATGGGTCTCTCCTCGTTGTCGTCGGTTTTCTCATTTCCGTTATCGTGATTTCCGCTCGAGGATTTTCACGATCCAAGTGCCAGTATAAATGTATTTCGCGGCATTGCCGATCATTTTTATATATGATGCCTTGGCAGGCATCGAGAAGCAAACTGGCGTCCAAATCGGGACGTTTTGAACGATACCAAATGTCGATTGTGATACATAAATCACCCTCAAAAAGCTGCCTGGGTTTAGGACATTGTGCATGAAAATCAGTCACGTAGCGCCTTGCTTTGGCTGACTTTATAAACGCCGGGCGTCCCTTGATCGTGACAAGCTGACGTGAATTCGCCTTGCTGGCGGGCTCTCCCTGAATCACAAAAGACAATTGCCTGGGGGGGTTACATCCAGACGCTGACACGGCTATACTCGCAACCCTTGCTCATTAAACATTGAGTCTTCATTAAACGGTTATTGAATGTGGAGAAAGTATGAAAATTGACAAAGGAGTCCCGCTGCCTGTGCATCTGGCGGAGCGGGTTGAAGTGGGTGATTTGCCTCTCAAAAAAATGAAGGTGGGTGACTCCATCCGGGTTGATGCCCAATCCCAAAAAGAGCTCGAGCGCAAATTATTGTCTTGTCGCATGAGAACTTCCAGGTTCGCCAAAAAACACCGTCATTACAAATTCAAGGTTGCCAGGGGCACCGATGACAGTGGTCCGCATCTCCGCATCTGGAGAGTCAGTCGTGCAAATTAAAAACGATCTCAACCTGCTGCAGCCCATTTTCGATGCCCTCATCCATGACAGTTACGATGCCGGCGATTCCGACATCACCCCATCTGTCTGGATTGATAGCCCCAGAATAGCCCAACTCACAAAGATGCATCAAGACGAGATTGAGGAGACGATCAGCGATCGCGTGTTCTCACTGCTTGGCACCGCCGTACACGTCATGTTGGAGCGCGCCGCCGGCGAGGGTGTCATCACAGAAGAACGTGTGTTCTATGACCACCCAAGCGGTCTGAGGATGTCTGGGGCCATTGATCTCCAAATTGAAGACGAGAACGACCAGTGATCGTCATCGACTACAAAACAACCGGCGTCTGGACCTACATGCTGAACGCCGGCGGCCTCAAGCCTGAGTGGATCTGTCAGACAAATTCTTATCGTTATTTGCTGACAAAGGCCAAAGGCATTGAGGTGTCCGCGCTGTACATCCTCGTCATATTCAGAGACTGGCGGGCCAGTGATGCCAAAAAGCGCAATGATTACCCCGCCGCCCCCGTGCTGCAGCTGCCGGTGCCGCTGTGGTCATGGGAGGAAACCGAAGCTTATGTAGAGGAGCGCCTCGCGCTGCATCAGGATGCCGCCTATTCGGCCCTGGTCGGCTCGCGCCTGCCGGACTGTACCCCGGAAGAAATGTGGTCCCAGCCGGATCGGTATGCGGTGCTTAAATCTGCGACGGCCAAACGAGCCAGCAAGGTGTGCAACAGCATGGACGAGGCGATCACCTGGGCCTCTGACAATCAAATGAACGGCGACCATGTGATCCAGCATAGACCTGGCAAACGCACCCGCTGTGAAGACTGGTGCAAGGTGGCGCAGTGGTGCGATCAAAATCAAGAATACCTGGGAAACAAAGATGTCAGCGTTTGATTTGGATAAAAGCATTACCCTTGAATTTCATGCCGAAGACAGCGTTGAACGAAAAATGCTCGGTCTATGGGCCGACGAGCGGTTCAAGACGCTTGGCATTCGCATGACTTTGGTGCACGAGAACGTCGTGATTTCTGTCACCTCAAAAGAAGAAAGGCTAGTGGAAATCCCGTTCGCTCTGTTTGATAAGTTAGCCGTCAAAGAATTAGCCGAGATAATCATTAAATCCATGAAGGAGAGATATCTGTGACCAGCGAGAGCCCGACCTATGAGCAAATTTGGATCACCCTGAGCAAGGTAGACTGCAACGAGCACACCGAAAAAAAGGGTGGCCTTACTTACTTGAGCTGGGCGTGGGCTTGGGGAATCTTGATGGAACATTTTCCAGATGCGGCTTTTAAGTTCGCAGAAAATGAAACGCATTCAGATGGCACCATGACAGTCAACTGCACCGTCACAATCGGCGCTTGTGAACGGTCAGTGTGGCTTCCCGTAATGAATTTTAAGAATGCCGCAATAGTATCTCCGAACGCTCGTGACATCTCGGACAACAAAATGCGCTGCTTAACGAAAACTTTGGCGTTTTTTGGCTTGGGTCATTACATTTACGCCGGTGAAGACACCGTGAACATAGGCTCGACAGCACAGCCCACGGAAGCTAAAAAAAAACAAACCCCGCCAGTGAAACTGGTGCCACAACGTAGAGCCCTGATTGAAGGCAAAGAATGGAGTCTGGAGGACCGAATGAACGCCATCAAAGACCAAGTGACCGTCGATGTGAAGTTGGACACCATCACAGAAGTGCTGGATTTCATCTACACAACGATCGTTATGTTTGCATTGCCGCCTGAAGACACGCCACAAAAACCCGGCGATCCCGAAACAGCGGCCGGCTGGGTGCAGGAATTCACCGACCGAAACAGGCCCACCTTGCTGAAATTATATAACCAGGGATTTCAGAATGAGATCAAGCAATTTCACGAACGGCTTGATCCGTTGCGGCAAATGACGATCGAAGAATTACGCACGTTACAGAAAAGCTTTCAACAACCCAAAGGAGATGACTGATGGACTACGACGAAAAATACCCCAAATCGCAGCAGGGAGGCATCTGGGCCAACCCAGGCGCTGATGAGAGCAATCGGCAACCACCGTACCGCGGCTTTATCGTGGTCACGGAGGAAATGCTAAAAACGCTGGTGGTGCTGATGCGCAACAACGCCTTCTCCCAAGAGGGCCAGAGCCCGGACCTCGGACCACGGATCAATGTCAGTGCGTGGCTCAACACCGCCAAGGATGGCAGCAAGTATTTCCGGGTGTCATCCAGTGTTTTCTATAGCCGCGACCACGACCACTTATTTGAGGAGGATGGCATTGAGCAGGAAGCCCCCCCGGAGCCCTCACCAGCGGCTCCTGAGCCCAAAGAAGAGCCCTTCCCCTTCTGACTTGAGGCGATGGGAATGCCTTCATTGCGGGGCGACATGGGCAGACCGGCCTGGAGAACGCGGTGACGTTTTCCAGCAAAACGGCTGCCCAGGCTGCAAATCCAGATACTGGCGGGAGATAGATGATGGAAAACAAGCTGCAGAAAGCACACTTTGACGGACCTGAGTACCAGTCAGAGCTCGATTTCAGTCGGCTGACGGGACAAATCAAGAGGATATTTACGCTGATGGCTGATGGTCGGTGGCGAACTCTGGCTGAGATTGCAGCCATCACCAATGACCCGGAAGCGTCAATTTCCGCCCAGCTTCGCCATATGCGTAAAAAGAAGTTCGGGGAGCATAAAATTGAACGTCGCAGGCGCGGGGATGTTAAGAGAGGATTGTGTGAATACAGGCTACTGCCCAACAAGCAAAGCCTGTCATCATCTGACAAGATCTTGATGGCAATGCGTCGTCCCGATGAACGATGATCAACCGTTTGCTCTTCCCAGCATCGAACGGGATGTGCCGTTGCCACCAAGGCGCTTCGATGGCAGCCATCCTTTCAGCCTGCTGCGCCAATTGAAGCCAGGGGAAAGTGTTTTTTTCAAGGGTGTTTTAACCAATACAACTGCCTATCATGTTCTATCGAATCGCACAGCTTACCTCAAGCGTACCCAGGGCTTCATGCTCACGATGCGATCGGTGGTTGAAGATGGGGCAAAAGGAGTTCGGGTATGGAGACGAGCGTGACTGACCAGCTATCAGCGCAACAATTGAAACGGCGCCGCATAGACGCCGTGGAGAAGATTCTTAATCGGCGGACCCTGCCGGGTGACATGCGCACCTACTGGATGAACGTCTTGCTGTCTGTCCAGCTTGATGCATCGGTGATGCCAAATTTGTATGAAACCTGAACATGTACTGGCTCAGCATTCCTGACAAAAAAAATAAGCAACCGGTAGCGGTGACCGGGGTAGGCAGTGCTGCCCGGATCCGATCGATCAAGAAACAGAGGTATTTAGAACTCGAGAAGCTACTGAGGGAATGGCAGCCTATTAATCCGCTGGCAGAGTGCGAAAAAGAAATCGATGAATTAAAAACAACCCTGGATGCCCTAATCGAAGCTTACGAGATGATGTCACTCACAAACAATCATCGAAAAGAATTCAACGACATTCTAAACAAAGCGAAAAAGCTCATAGATTACTAATCAGGGAGATATATATGTCCAAAGAAACCGATAGCATGGGGCATCCTCGCTCCAAGAATGACATGGAACTTCAACAAATAGAAGACGACCGCGCAGCGCGCAACGAGCGTTACGCCGAACAACAACGCATAGCATCAGGCAATGCGGCGTTGAATGAATTAGATTGGCATAAATTTATGAGTCCTTATGACAAACAAATCGGGGGGAATCATTACATAGATTTTCAAATCTCACCGTTTGAATTCATAGAACGAAACAAATTAAGCTTTGGTGCCGGCAACGTAATCAAATACATATGCAGGTGGAAAAAGAAAGGTTTCATTACTGATCTTGAAAAAGCAAAGCATTACATCGAATTGCTTATCGAATTGGAAAAGCAATGTTTTGTGGATTTA